CAGTATATCCAGCAGTTTCTGCACCCCACTGAACACATCGCTGTTCCTGAATCTTATGACAGTAACGCCGTGTTTGTTAAGCCTTCGGGTCCTTATGCGGTCGTTACGTTTTACGTTCTTTCTGTCATGAATCCTGCCATCTATTTCTACTGCCAGAAATAATGAAGGGCAATAGAAGTCGGGTATGTAACCGTGAACTACAGCCTGCGGATCGAACGTATGCAGCCATGTCTTCTGTCTCTTCTTCAGAAACTTCCAGAAGAGTGCTTCGGCTTTAGTCATGTTCTTTCGAAGAATCAGTGCGTAAGCCTCAGTAGCGGCCTTGCATCGTTTCTTCTTACGCGGTATCTTTCGTTTTAGTCGGTACATAAACACCTCCTCCCATAACAATAAACAGTCTGCCTTTGCGGGACAAGCCTAATGGATGATCCAACTTTGATTACTGTCGCAATTTCAGCAGTCACAGCATTAGGCGGCGTGGCCACGAGTGTAGGCCATTGGGTAGCGAAACAGCTACAGGAATGTAAGTCTGAGCACAGAGAGTCCCGCATACGCATTGAAGAGCTACACGAAGAGATTAAAGAGATCTCGACAAGTGTCGGTGAGATGAAGGGCCAGCTTACAGTGTACCAAAGAGAGCAAAATGAGCAGAATCACGTTGACACTCATAAGCCAGCTTGATACTCTCACGGTACAACCCACATACTCAGTCTCGACACCATTACGCAGGTATTCAAGGAGACTTTGAGTCCCTGTGGGCTTTCTTCGTTACTGCTATGATGTTTAGCTGGTAAGTAGCAGCGGACTTCGATTCCGCTGCTTGTGAAAACATTGGAGAAAACATGACGAACGCAGAACTAACAGCACTGATCGCATCGGACGGCATAGCCACCAATCACTTCCTCGCGTCTCGTGACCAGCTATGTGCTGAGCGATGCTCAGCGATTGCACCAACGATCCGTGTCCCAGTCCCTGCTGCCGACATCCAGTATGACGCATCGGTCAATGGAGTATGGGCCAAGATTACAATTGCCCGTGAGTCATCAGCTACACCGGATGAGATCAAAGGCATCTGCATCACATTCTTGGATTGGGTCAAATCCGGCAGGCCGATTGATTTTGACATGCCTGAAGTTGTGGGGATGCTGGCCGGGCTGGTTGCGGTCGGGCTGGTGACATCACAGCAGGCGATTGACATGGACGCAAGAGCCACGGTTGCTCAGGTCATCACATCAAATCAAGTCTCAGATTGCAGAGGTAACTGATGGCCCTTCCCGACAACTTTAAAGTGTCATCAGGCACAACGCGACAGATCCGCAACAGCGGCGGTGATGCTGCAATCACGCTGGCATCGCTCGCAAACGGCAACGGAACCACAGCGGGCGGACGGCAGTCTGTCACACTTGACCTCGGGGCGCTATGGGCACAGCGATGGCGAGTTGTTACAGAGTTTGAGTTCGCGGCGACACCGACAGCGGGTAATGCGGTTAACCTGTTTGCGTCATGGTACACGACCACCGGTGCGGGGCTGGGAGGCACCAGCGGAACCGATGCGGCATACAGTGGATACAGTAGTAATCTGGACGCATCAACCAAACAGCTTGAGTTTTTGGGGGCACATATTTGTACTGCTCAAACGACAGCGACTGTGCAGAAATGCTTGGTCGGGGTGATCTTCCCGAAGTCACGTTACCTAAATCTCGTCGTGGATAATCGCAGTGGCGCTGCGTTTCATTCGACCGACACGAATCAGGTGATCCAATTGGTGCCGCTTGAAGAAAGCATTGAAGAATGATACTGCCAGCATCTTATAGTAATGGATTTGCACCTCGCGACGGCCAGCCACTCTATCCGGATCTGTGGAATGGATGCACTGGCGCTTGGAATCCTGGACTGGGACCATCGGGCTTGACTCTTCGTGATTGGAGCGGCCGAAGCAATCACGCGGATCTGCAAAATGGTGCGGGATTCACAACCGATCGTGGCTTTCAAATGGTGGCGTTTGATGGAGTGGATGACTCTGCACAGGCAAACGCGGCAGTGCCGTCTGGGGGCTTCACTGTTAGTCTCTGGGCACGGCTTGGTAGCACAGCTTCGTTATCCTACAGAACGGCCGGTAATTTTAACGGTTCAAGAGGATGGGGCCTTTACTTCAGCTTATCGAAGGTGGATTGGCTGATTTACGGTGCAAGCGGAAGTATTGACATTGTTGAAGGCGATCACCCTGTAAACACGGTGTTTCATACAGCATGCACATACGTCTTTTCCGGAACCTCATGCACTCGAACCCAGTATGTATCTGGAATCGCGGTGAATTCGCGAACAGCGACAGTTGGATCTATTGCGGCTGCAAACACGTTCGTGCAGTTCGGGCGATACAACAATGCAACAACACAGCGTTTTGCCGGCTCATTGTCGGACATGCGAATTTATAACAGGCAACTGTCCCCGCAAGAAATAGCATTGTTAGCAATGAGGCCGGGCATCGCTTACGAGATGGCTCCGCGTCGCAGGTCTGGATTGTCCGCTGGGTTCCGTGCTCACTGGGTTCGTCGTTCGCTCATTGTTGGTGGAGGACTCAATTGATGTACCCAAGAAATGCAGCGAGCCCACCACGAATAGCAATTGGTGCAGTCGTCCAGATCTCAGATGGTGCAGTGCAATCATCGGGTGTGTCTGTTGTCGTGCGTCCGGAAGGCGGTGCGGAATCAGCAGGAGCAGGCACGATTGCCTACAGTGCAGCCAGCGGAGTTGTTTACTACACGCCGACCCAAGCCGAAACGAATTACACAGCGTTTTGTGTCATTGCGTACAAGACGGCCTGCATTCCTGCACAGGTTACGGTCGTGCCGTCTGCCAGCAGCACAGCAGGAGTAGCGGAACTGGACTCCGCGACTATCACCTCTATCCAGTCTGGACTGGCAACGCAGGCGACACTACTGCTCGTTAAAGCTCAAACAGATCTGATAGGATCGGCAGCAGGTGCTACAACCGTTCTGGCAGCAGCAGTGCTTACTCCCGGAACCATCACCGAGTTCCCCGATACTCTCACGATTGGAGACTCCTACACGACTGCCAACGGTCGCTCTATCCAGATTCCGATCGTAGACACAGATGGTAATCAGATCTCGTCTACAGGCTCTCTGGACTTCGCTGATGCCACAGCAACCTTTGTGATCAAGCGTGCCAAGGAAACAGACAGCACACGTATCATCACGGGCACAGCAGCCTTCACGGACCCTGTGGGCACAGGAACGTCAGGTGCTCCATACGCAGTCGTACAGCTTACTTCCTCAGAAACTGCTAAGGGGCTTATCGGTTACAAGTACTCAGGCGTACTGACCTTTACTTGGCCTTACGTCGGAACAGGTACTGACCCAGAAGTCATGTCGTTCGAGACAGACACCTTGAATTTCGACAATTGAAGCAACTCCACCCCATGGACTTAGAACTCGAAATCGAACCTGCCTCCAGTTACATTCGCGGTCTTTCTACGCTTCGCATTCCAGACCCAATCTACGAACACGATAAGATGATTGGCTGGAAGTGGATCGAGGTAAGGACCGTAGACTTTCTAAGAGGCATCCCCGGATACGACCCATTTGTTACTGCCAAAGGTTACTACTTTGACTGTGCCGAATGGGATCGTATCATAGCGTTCGTAGTCACAGAATGCTGCTTTCCAGAAGGTGAATTGACAGGACTGCCGTACATCCCTGAACGATGGCAGTCAGCGATCTACGCTAACCTGTTCTGCTGGAAGCATGAAGTCACTGATCTTCGCAGGTATCGTGAGTGCTTCATCTACGTCCCACGCAAGAACAGTAAAACGTCGTCCTTTGGTGCCATCATCTCGCTGATCATGTTCTTCGTGGACAAGGAAAAGAGATCGCAGAATTATTGCTGTGCCGCTGACGTAGAGCAAGCGTCTAACAACTTCCGCCACTGTCAGTACATGATCGAGAACAACCCCAAGTTGATCTCCAGATTGCGAGAGAAGCGTGTATTCAGATCTACCCGTTCATTTGAGCATACCGATGGTGCCATCTATAAAGTTCTGTCCAGCATCGCAGACACCAAGCACGGACTGTCCCCCAACTTTGTTTACGTCGATGAAGTCCATGCTCACCCGAACAGTGAGCTTATCGACGTTATGCTTACTGGAACTGCTGCCAGAACTCAACCTCTTGTACTGTACACGACGACTGCTGATTATGATCGACCTTCTGTGTGCAATAGCCTGTACGACAAAGCCAAAGCTATAGCCTCAGACAAGCAGTGGGAACCAACATTCCTGCCAGTGATCTACGAAGCTCAGATCAATGACGATTTCAGATCAGAGAAGGTGTGGCAGAAAGCCAACCCTAACTATGGTAAGTCCATTCGTAAAGACTACTTTGAACGACTGGTACGCAACGCTCAGGACAACCCTGTAGAACTTAACCGATTCCTTCGCCTGCACCTTAACGTCCGTACCAAGACAGAGACAGCGTGGATTCC